CTGGATTCTTCTAATTTTCCGGAAGAGGTCCAAGTGGCATTTTTTGTGTTTTCTTTACTCCCCGATCATTGGGAGGGCATGTCAGGAACCTACATGGGAAAATACTGGGATGGACTAGAATATATATTTAAATTATATTCTATTGAAAATACAAATACTATTTTTTTCTTTATGAAAATGTATGAAGGAACTATTGTAAAGTATAGAGCAGAAGAAGCAGAGAAGAAAAGAAAGGCAGACGAGCGAAAATCAAAATCTGCAGGGGGTGGTAAGAGCTATACCCATAATGTTCGCGGCTAATGGCAAAAAATAAAGTTGAAATCGACGTAAAAGTAGACGATAAAGGTACTACTAAAAAAGTAGGTTTAGGAGCAAAAAGAGCAGCAACAGCATTCGATAATACTGCTAAATCTGCACGCACTGCTGACCGTAATCTAAAGGGAGCTGCTCAAGCTTCTGCAAATAGTACTAAAAACTTTTCTAAAATGGCACAAGGCATCTCAGGAGGTCTTGTTCCTGCCTATGCAGCTTTGGCTGCTCAAATCTTTGCTCTTACAGCCGCATTCAATTTTCTGAAAAGAGCAGCTGATTTTGAAAACTTAAGACAATCTCAGCTAGAGTTCGCGGCCTCTACGGGCACAGGATTAAGAACAATAACAGAGCGAATTAGACAAGCCTCTAATGGCATGTTAGGTTTTCAAGAAGCGGCACAGGCGGCGGCAATTGGAGGAGCTAAAGGCTTTTCTGCAGGACAATTAACAAAATTAGCAGAAGGGGCGGGTAAAGCGGCCAGAGCTCTAGGAGTCAACTACGAGGAAGCTTTTAGCAGGTTAGTTAGGGGTGTGTCTAAGGCTGAACCCGAATTATTAGATGAATTAGGAATAACACTTAGACTCGAAGAAGCTACAAACAGATATGCAGCCGCCCTAGGAGTAAATGTAAAAACTCTCACAACTGCACAAAGAAGTCAGGCAGTATATAATGAAACTCTAAGACAGCTAGAGCAGAATTTTGGGGCAATTGACGTTGGAAACAATGCTTTTGTTCAGCTTTCAAAGACATTTGAAGAGATACAACAAAAAATTACTGGAAAAGTATTGCCTTTATTTATCTCTTTAGCAGATGCTATCAATAAAAATGCAGAAGTTGCAATTGCTGCTTTTACGGCTCTTGGAGCTTTTGTTCTTTTAAATATAGATATATTTAAAAATGCGATACTTGGACTATTTACCACTACTGGAGGGGTATTAGTAGGTACCGCCTCTATTGCTAAAAAAATTAGCAGTACAATTGGCACAGGTTTGGTAGGGGTATTAAACCCCGTAGTTGAAGAGTTAGAAGAAGCAGAAGAAAAGTTACAAAAACTAGCAACTGAAACAAGAACTAGAGCGCAGCAGGGGGCTAAAGTACTTTTGGATGCGGGTGCTAAAAGTAAAACCTTAGAGAAACTATCTTTAGGAGAAAAAGTAAGCCCTCAAGCTTTAGGTAAATTAAAATCAGACTTAGAAAGAGTAAAACAAGAGATAAAAGAAACAGGAGAAACGGCGTCAAAGGCTTTCGCAGGGGCAACTGTAGAATCTATAGAAAAAGTACAAAAAGAATTAAAAGATTTAACGAGAACAGGTCTTACAACGGGTGAAAAACTCAAAAAGATGTTCGCAAAAGGCGTAGTAAAAAGTATAAACGCAGTAAGAATCTCCGCAAATTATGCAGCAATTGGCTTAACCTATATGGGGAAGGCGGGTAAAAAAGCTACGGGTTTAATAGCTGGAGGCTTTCGCGCAATAGGACGGGCAACTATTTTTATAGGAATTTTACAAACTGCAGTTGAGCTTTTTGATAAACTCTCAAAATACCCAGAAACATTTGTAAATAACTTACAAAGTGGACTGGCTCGTATAATTTCGACTTTTGGAAAGTTTGTCAATTTTATTATTAAAGGGTTAAATACTTTAGCAAAAGCTGCTGGTGCGAGCGGAGATTTAATAAGTAAAACTACTTTTGGAGAAAGATCTGCTGAAATCGCAAAAAGTATGGTCGATTTTGGATTGAATGCTCTTGATATAAACCGAGAAGATTTAAAAATTGCTGAAAATAAAGCCAAAGAAGAAGAGGAACGAAAAGCTTTACAAGAAGAGCGACTAACAAAAATTAGAGAAGAAGGAAAAATTATTCAAGCAATATTACAGGACATAAAAGCATTTGAGTCGAGTAGTGCTAGAAATGACCCGCTTGCTCGAGCTAAAAGTTTTCTTAGCAGGTCTCCAGGAGAGCTAGCAGGGCTAATGGCGTCTACACAAGGAAGCCTTAATGCGATGGTTTCTGGCAGTTCTCAAGACCCCGCTGCTCAAAAAGAAGATATAAACGCTCTTTACTCATTATCATCACTTTTTCCGCAACTACAAGAAGCTGCAAAAAAGACTATCAATCTTTTTCCTAAATTAACAACTGAGGTTATAAAGCAGACGGGTATGCTTCCTACTAACAATAATTTAATTAAATTTTTACAGGAATTAGAAAGACTTGGCGGGGAAGATATATCAAACTTTGTAGGAGGAATAGCTAGCGTAGCTGACGAGGCAAACAATCTTCAAACTATTCTTGCAAGTGGAGATATAACTCAAGTTATTGATGCAATAAATAAAGAAGCAATCAAGTTTACTGATTTAGTACAGGTAGAAAAGAGCTTATTTGGCGGCCGCGCAACTACAACAATACAAGAATATGCAGAGCAGTACAAAGGAGGTATGGACGCTTTGCTTCAAACTAGAAGCGAAGCAAATGCTTTACTAGAAGAGCAAAATAGAATTGAGGCCGACTTAAATAAGTTAGCAGTAGACTCCGTTCTTACCGGTCCGGGTGCTGTAGGCCGTCAGCAGGGCTTAGCTATCACTGCAGAACGAGACCAGTTACTTTTAGAGCAAAAAATAAACGCATTAAAACAGTATGAGTTTACACAAGCGCAACTTACCGAAAAAGATGAAGTTGCTCATCAACAGGAATTGACTAGAAGAAAAAATGAAATAGCTGTGCTACAAGAAAAAGCAAGAGTTAGTAAACAAAACATGACAGAAGTCGGACAAATAGGAAGAACGATTGGAGATTCCTTGGCTTCTAGTATGCAATCAGCATTTGATGGACTAATTCAAGGAACTATGAATGCAAAGCAGGCTTTTGCAAGTATGGCAAAGAGTATTCTTCAAAATATTGCAAAAATTATTTCAGAACTGCTTGTCGCAAAATTACTAACATCAGCTCTTGCAGGTACATCTTTTGGAAATTTCCTAGGAATTCCAGCAAGAACCGGAGGAATCTTTGAACCTTCTATGAGAAGAGGGGGCATTGCAGAGGGCTATGCTACCGGAGGTATAGCAAGAGGGCGAGATGCGGGGTATCCTGCAATTCTTCACGGTACAGAAGCTGTAGTACCTCTTCCAAATGGAAATGCTATTCCCGTAGAGATGAGAGGAAATAACCAAAGTAATAATGTTGTAGTAAATGTAAACATTGATGGAAATGGAAATGCACAGCAAAACGGTGCTGGTGGTGATTCTCAACAAGGTGTTAATTTAGGAAAGGCTATTGCTGCAGCAGTACAAAAAGAGCTACAAAATCAAAAACGTTCAGGGGGCATTCTTAGCCCTTATGGAGCCGCATAATGGCAAAACAATATAGTTTTACAATAAGTACCTCCGACTTACAAAGTATTTTTGGAGATACAGGAAGAACTCAAAGCTATGAAGTTAGAGCCGATCGAGGATTAAATCGTCAGGTAAGCTATTCTCTATTAACTGCAAAATTTGGAGACGGATATGAGCAGCGAGCACTGGATGGTATAAATACAAAACAAGAAAATATATCTATTTCATTTAATAATAGAGACTATAAAGAAGGAAACTTAATTGCTGCTTTTTTTGATTTAAAACAAGGTCTAAACTTTGACTTAAAAGTAACAAACACTCTATTTGACCCCGAAAATACTACATCTGATGGAACACCTGAAACAATTCGCGTTACTTGTGAAGGATATAACTTAGTTTACCTACAAGAAACTGCCGTATCTATTCAAGCTACGCTTAAACGAGTATATGAGCCTGCTGCCTAATGACAGACCTAATTGATACAGTACAGGAACTAGAAATTGATGACGCTTATATTGAGTTATTTGATATTGAGCTTGTTTGGTACAATGGCTCAACAAGAACAACTCAAACTATTCACCTAATAGACGGTCTAGAGGACGGAACCTATAATTTAGTAATGCCGTATTTTAATGGTAGTACTCATGTTTGGGCAGAGTACTTGGCCTGCCCTATAGCATTAGAGGGAGTCTCTATTGATAGTTCGGGGGCGATGGCCCGACCAACTTTATCAATTGCAAACGTTGTATCTTTAGCTAGAAATATTTCTGACTATCCAGTAGCTTCTTCTAATACTGCTGCCAATGGAGAGACTAATTTTTCTGGGGGCGGTGGATACGATTCTGAAGAGGACACCTTGCTGAATAGTTTAGGAATAACGTCAAATGAACAAATTTTGGGCTCAAAAGTAATTTATAGAAAAACATTAAGAAAAAATACTTATGTAAAACTTGAGTCAAATTCTAATCCTGTATATTACGCCTATGAAGATAGAGAGGCACAACAAAATGGCATTGCTACAACAGACCCTGTTCCCTCTCCTAAAGAATTCCCTACAGGTAAATTTATTATGGACAGAGTATCTGCAGAGACGAATCTTTTAGTACAGTTTGAATTGTCGAGCCCGTTTGATGTAGAGGGATTACAGATTCCGAATCGTTATGTTATCGGAAAATTTTGCTCCTGGGAGTATAGAGGTGCTTTAAATGACGATAATACTGTAAAAGACACAACAAAATCTGGATGCACTTGGAGCGGAGGAGGATATACTGTAGATGGTGCAAGCACTACAGCAAGAGCTGCAAATGATGTATGTGCAAAAACAATTCAAGCGTGTAAATTAAGATTTCATGGAGGCGCTACTACGGCAAGTAATATACCTTTACCTTTTGGAGGATTTCCTGGAAGTCGTAAGTTTAAATAATGATTGAAGAGATACAAGAGCACTTTGAAAAAGAATATCCACGAGAAGGGTGTGGAATAATTGGAATTGTAAAAGGGAAAAAACAGTGGTTTCCTTGTAGAAATGTTGCAGAAGATGAAGATGATTTTGTACTTTCTTCCGAAGATTATTTTGATGTAGTAAAACGATGTGATATTTTAGCAATAGTTCATAGTCATCCGGACGCCACAAATGACCCTAGTATTACTGACACAAACTATTGTAACGCCTTAGGGATACCTTATTGGATATTTAGCTACCCTGAAATGGAGTTAAATATAGTGGAGCCAAAAGAATTAAGCCACCCTCTTATAGGTAGAGAGTACGAATTTGGGGTAAAAGACTGTTTTGAAGCCGCAAGAGACTGGTTAGCTAAAGAAAATATATCTATTCCTAAACGAGAACCTTTTGAAGATGACTGGTGGAAAAAAGGTCTAAACTATTTTTCAGAAGAAAGAATGAACGAATGGAATTTCAAAAAGGTTGAAATCCCCCAAAAAAATGATGTACTTCTTTTTCAAATTCAATCGGACGTGCCAAACCATTGTGGTATTTATTTAGGTAATAATATATTCTTTCATCATGCAGAGCAACGTTTATCTTGTAGAGAGCCGCTAAATGCTCTATGGTTAAAATATTTAGCAGGAGTTTATAGATATGATGCGTAAAGTTTATCTTGATGGAGAAATGGCAGAGAAATTTGGGTCTGAGTTTACTATTTATGCTGAGAGAATGTCTGATGTTTTTCGCTGTCTCGAATGTAACTTTCCGGAGCTTCGACAATATCTTATAGATTGCCATGAAAAAGACATCGGATTTTTATGCCAAGTAGGAGGCACAGGGTTAGATGATGAAGAAGAACTTTTACTCTCTTTGCAAGAGGGAGATATTTATATATCTCCTCAACCCGCAGGGTCAAAAAGCGGCTTAGGAAAAATACTTGCAGCAATTGCTATCGTAGCATTAGTAGTATGGACGGGAGGCCAAGCATTAGCTTTAGCAAATGCTAGTGCAGCACTAGCAGGAGGCACTACGACTGCCTTCAGTATAGGAGCTGCAATAAGTGCTACAGGAACTATAGGCCTAATGGCTATGAGTGTCGCAGTAAACTTAGCACTGACCGGAATACATCAGATGATGGCTCCAGACCCTTCTGTAGATAATCCAGATACTCCAATTGCAGAAAATAGTTATTTATTTGGTGGCGCAGAACAAAATATTCTTGAAGGAGACCCCGTTCCTGTAGTATACGGACAACTTAGAATTCCGGGCAGACCTATAGGATTTGAGATTCGTAATAAAGAAAACGTATTTGCTAATTACTCCTATGGTGGAGGAGTACACGGAGGAGGCACGCACGGAAATGGAACGCCGGGGTCAATCCAAATAAAGATTAAATAGTAGAGAAAAATATGACAACTCCAGTAAAAAGTAATCAACAGCACATTTTTATTCATGACTCTTTATCTGAGGGGCCCATTCAAGGACTCTTATACGGCTCTAGTTCTGTATTTTTAAATGGAAATAGACTTGCTCCTTTGTCATCAGACTCCGCTTTTGACCCCGTAAATGCTACTGCAACGGTTACAGGAACAGACTTAGAAATTACTAGTTCTGACCTTATACCTTCAGGCATGATTGGTACTCCAAAAAATACCAACTATGTATCTCTTAGAAGCGCTGGTATTACAAAAACTAGTACAGGTGCGGTACTAAATGACGATAATTCTTTTACTATTACTGTTGGTACTGCTAACTCGTTCGACTCTTCTTGGGATACCTCCGATGATCCTTTAAAGGTATTAGCTCTATATAATCCCCTAACAAAATCGATAATTGCTTTAGGAGAAGGATCAGAGCGTAATTCTAATAATGATCAAATTACTTTTACTCTTTTAGACACTTCATCAGCAAAAAATATTGATATTCTGAGAGGAAGATCCTTCGAAGTAGCTCTCATAGAGTTGGTTCCAATAGCTTCGATCGATTCTGCAACGGAAATTACATTAGAAAGTGCCCCCTCTTTAGGAAACGGTACTTATACTATTAGATTAACAGGGTCTGAAACTTCTCCTAATGTTGAAGATGAAGAAGCAGAAAATCCTACTCCAGATTTTAAAGTTCAATTTAGAAATGGGTATGGAATTCAATCCCCCATTAATGAATTAAATGGTGTGGGAGGGGGAGTTTCTTGGGCAGGAAATCCTACTACAGATGTAGGAGGGGGCGGCGCCACATTAAGACAAATAAATTATACTAATACTACAGATCTAGATAACACGATTCTTTCTTTAGCTTATAATTCTGGTACAGGTAAGGGGTATAAAACTGACCAGTACCCGAATGGAGAAAGCTATGCGCAAGCTTCTAACGATCTTCCTTCAATAATTAATGCACAGGCTTTTTGCGGAGGAACAGCTTCAAATATACCTCTTCTTGATGAGATAAGAATATCTATATCTTATGGCAGCTTTATTGCTGTTGATACTACAGATGGAGATGAAAGGGAGAACGGGGCTGCATATCTTTTTCAAATAAGAAAGAAAACAAAAGTCGGGGACAGTTTTGGCGACTGGAAACACGCGTTTCGTTCGGAAGATACAGACGCAAATGGAAATAGTATTCCCGTAGGTCAAGTTTTTCATCGCGGAAGAAACAAAAGTGCAGTTTCTTTTGAACATTTTATTAACTTAGACTTTATTAAACCTTTTGTAGATTTTCAAGTTAGAATAACTCGACTGACTCGTCACAAGGGAGGAGCAATTAAACCAGGAAGTACCTCATCAAATGTTGGGGGTGCAAATATGGGAGGCACCGAGGCCGATGGAGACCCAACTTATACGCAGGGAGACGCAACCGCTACAATTAGTAACATTACCGGAATTAATAAAGATAGATTTTATTACCCATATACCGCTCATGCAGGAGTATTCTTAGACTCTAGAGAATTTAATAATGTTCCAAAAAGAAGCTATGAAGTTAGGGGTTTAAAAGTAAAAGTACCCACTGCCTATACTCCTAGAGAGTACTCAAGTGCTACTGAAACAAAAGGAGGAGTCGATTATTCAGCTCCTGTATATGCTCAATTCTGGGATGGAAGCATGACAGATGACGAGTTTTATACTGATAATCCTGCTTGGATTTTTTACGATATTGTTACAAATGATCGATTTGGAGCAGGTGAATGGATTAACGCTTCTGATATTGACGTATATTCTCTCTATAGAATCTCAAAATACTGTGATGAGTTAGTAGAAGATGGCAAAGGGGGCTACGAACCACGATTTAGAGCAAATATATTCTTAGCTAAAGCTACTGATGCGTATAAAGTTCTAAAAGACATGGCAACTATCTTTACATCCATGGTATACTGGATGGACGGTAAAATGACCACTGTCTTGGATTCTCCTTCCGATCCTGTATACAACTTTTCTCGTGCAAATGTTATTGATGGAAACTTTACATATGAAACTACAGGCAATAAAACTCGTGCGAATCAAGTAGTTGTAAGCTGGAATAACCCCGAGATAGGTTACGAGTTAACAACTTTAGTAGTAGAAGATAAAGAATCTATAATTCAGCTTGGAAGAATTGTTAAAGAAGAGGCTGTAGCTTTTGGCTGTACTTCTGAAGGCCAAGCAAAAAGATATGCTAAATGGAAACTTTTTACTGCAAAAAATCAGACAGAGGTAGTCTCTTTTCAAGCAGCCTTAGATGGAGCATTTATACGTCCCGGAGATGTAATAAATATTCAAGACGCTGCAAGATATGGGGCTAAGTATAGTGGTCGAATTGCAACGGTTGCCCAAGATATTAATAATTGTGTACTAACTTTAGACAGGAATTTAAATTTAGAAAATGGTACTTATGAGATTTCTGTTCTTATAACAGAGCCCGCGGCTTTCTACATAGGAAAAGAAGATATTACTATAGGAAGCACTACATACAGTAGGGGGGATAAAGTACCTCAAGCATATATAGATACAGATGAAACAGCAAATGGAGGTACGAGAACTCTTCGAACTATTGATTCAGAAATACGCGCTTCCAATGCTTGGACTTCTGCTACTGGGGGTGAATTAATTGCTCTTACCTTTAAGGAGGAGTCTTATGTAGAAACTAAGTCCTTTACTATAACAGACCCTGGCGAAGTTACCACTAGTACTTTTGATACTTTGCCAAAGGAAAATACAGTTTATGTAATCCAAGAGACTGTGGGAAATAGCCCCAGTGTAGGCTCTGCTAAACCATATAAAGTTTTGGGAGTCGCTCAAGATAGCAAAAATATTTATACTATTAGTGCAGTTGAATATTACTCTGAAAAGTATGACATAGTAGACGACCCAGACTCTACTTTTGATATTCCTGAAGCAGTATTTCCTGCAGAAGCTGAGAATATAACCGATCCTACTTCTTTGTTTATTCTTCAAAACTCTGATGCTGCTCGGCCCGATGAAGAACTACGCCTGCAGTGGGAGTATCCCGCTGTAGATAGCAATGGCTTGGAGACAGGAAGATTTCTAGATTCTTTTGAAATTTTTAACAATATACCAGGAGAAGAAGATAGAATAATAACAGGAAAAAGAGCAAGAAGTTATAGTTTTACAAATGTTCCTAATGGGACTTATACTTTTAGAGTAAGATCAATAAGCGTATCTGGTAAACTATCTAATTGGGTAACCGCTCGTTATGTAGTTGATGACCCATTTACTGATAATGTAGATAGAGTTAAAGGAATTCAAACAGAGGGTTTAACTACAAACTTTCCTTATATTACAAATCACATAGGAACAAATAGAGGTGTTTACGACACTTCAGGCTCTGTTGCATATAATACAAATGACATTGTAAGAGACGGCACTAATGGTTCTTTTTACTTTTTAGCGGGTTCTGACTCTAATGTAGGCCATGTTTCTGTATCGAATGATAACAGTAATTCTCCAGGTACTTGGAGAGCTTACGAACACGGTGTGCTTAAGTTTACAGATGAAAGTAGTAGTGCTGTTTTAGCTCCAAGCAGGTTTAGGAGTAATGACACCGTTTCTTTAACAGCCGGGTATTCTTTAAACTGTAGCGTAATGGCTACTTTGGGCAGCAACTTTCCAGGAGTTCCTAGCGCAAATCCAAAAGCAGCTTATGTAGTTTTAGATCATAGTACTCAAGCGTTAAAATTAATAAAAGCAACCTTTGATGATAGCCTAAATCTTTTCTATTGGCAAGATTTAAATCAATATAGTCCTACAAATGCAAATGCTGTTTGGACTTCTCTAGCTGGCAGTGCCACTGTAGCAGCGGGGTCGAATAAAGTAGTAGGAACTAATACTACTTTTACTTCCCTAAATAACTTAAATAAGTTAAAGTTTGATGATGGAACAGTAGTAGTGGGGGCAAGGGTAGCTTATATAGAAAGCGACACAGTTCTTTACTTAAATAGACCTCTTGATAGTGACAATGGTTTTAGTGGCACTGTACGAGTTCAACAATATGCTCCGGATTTTCGTAAAGATGTTATCCTTGGTCAAGTATTTTATAATACAACTACTGAAGCCTATAAATTTGTTAACTTTCTAAGTCTTGATCCTTCTCTCGCAGCAGGCCGCTCAGTATTTCTTGATACAAATACTGCGTATATTCAGTTCGATTTAAAAGCAACTCCTGAACCAATATTATTGCCAGCCGAATTAATTGTAGATGCAACCGCAACAGGATACGAACAGCCTCTATTTAAAATAACTTATAATACTGCAGACTCTGCTTTTGAAGCTGAAGATACTGGATACAGTGCTCCCAGTGGAAGTAATCCTTTTAAATATGAAAAAACAATTTATATCTACGATGAAAATGATCTGCTTTCTTATGGAAGTGGAAGTGCTTATGAAATTCAAGTAGATGTAATAGAGGGAAAAGACCCCGGAAATTCTGATAAATACTCTACGGATACTTTAGAAATTCCAAAAGTAGAAGATGTAGCAGTAAGTTCTACTAGTTCTCTTGTATTTTTATATGCGGCGTCCAATACTCAACCAGCAGATATAGGAACAGGATTCCCAGACGTTACTGTTAATTTAACAACAGGGTTAATAAGTGGGTATACAAACCCCAGTACAGACACTGCTGGAGTTACTAATTGGTACGATAGTGCTGCAGGTGCCGCAGGTGCCGCTTCATCCACGGATAAAATTTGGGCAGTTGCAGCAACTGGTAATGGTACCGGCTCCACTGATATAATTGAGTTCGGAGAGTGGTCTAGCCCTGTTCAGTTCACAGGTGTAGATGGATTTAACACAGCAACAATTGAGTTATATCAGTTAAGTACAAGTGGCACATCAGCTCCAGCAGACCCGACTCAAGGACTTACATACACTTTCAGTCCTCCCAGCCTAAGTACTACCGGAATAAATGGCTGGAGCACATCTCGACCTGAGCCTTCTAGAGCATATCCCTATGTTTGGAGAATTAGTGCTGCGGCAGTATCAAATACAGCAACAGACACGATTGATACAAATGACTGGTCTACGGGAATAGTTGTAGATCGTTTTGTTGAGGATGGATTTACTCTTGAACTAACTAATGATGCAGAGACTGTAGGAGCAGCAACGATATCTACAGCCTTGTCAGGACTTAGCTTAGCTACTACTGCGAAAGTTTTTCAGTCCGGGATAGATGTTACTTCCGAATGGGATTTTAGTGAAGTTGCTGACACAGGAATTACTGTATCTCAAAGTACAAATACCTTTACTGTTACTGCTCTTACTGGAGCATTTACATCCGGAAATGTAACAATTACAGCAACTGCAAAATCGGCGGGAAATTATGCGGGTGCAGCTTCACGCTCTGTAAATTTCACAATTACAAAAGTTGCAAACGGGGCAGACGGGGCAGACGGTGTTTCCTATAGAATTAATCCAACCTCTGCTGTAGTAAGCTATGATTCAAATAATCCCGCTTGGACTCCAACTAGCGTAACATTTAGTGCTACAAAAGTTACTCCTACAGGCTCTTCCGCATTTACTACGGGATACTGGAAACTAGATGGGGTAAATCAAGGTCAGGCGTCCAGTGTAAGCTCAGGCACAATTTCATCAACATCTGGAAATATAACCGCACAGCTTTATTTAGACTCTAGCTATACTCAGCTTGTAGATACAGAAAGTGTTCCTATTGTTCCAAGCGGTACGGATGGAGCAGATTCAACTGTTCCGGGGCCTGATGGAAGGCAGCGATATACATTCACACTTTACTACACTTCAGAAGTGCTTACTACTGCTACACCCCCTACTGCGCCCACTATAACTAATTATGAGTTTAGTAGTGGAAGTATTACCGGGACAGGTTTAACAAATTGGAGCACTACCGCTCCAACTCTTAAAGCATTTAATTCCTCAAATCAAGCTCTTACTTGGTATGCGGTAACCGTAACAGCGGTAGAAAGTTTAGACTCTGGGGCGGGAACGGGGGATTGTGATAATAGTCCCGGGACAGGGGGAAGTGTTAGTGTAAGTAGTGTTCAACCTATTTTAAATTTTGATGGTATAGTTAGTTTTACAAATCTAAGCTCTTCAAATCCAAATGCTACTATAATTAATGGCGATAACATAACCACAGGACGTATTTCTAGCAATGGAGGCAGCTATGGAACCTCGGCGGATGGTAACTTTGCTGTCTCCGGGATGCACTTAGACTTAACTAATGGACGAATTCGCTCACCTAAATTTTATTTAGACTCATCAGGAGCTAAGTTTGAAGGAACTGTACAAGCATCTACGTTTGTAGGCGCAACCAGTTTGGGGTCAGCTAGTACTGATATATTAACAATTGGTAGTGGCTCTGGGAGTGTAAAGATTGAAGGAAGTGGTCAAAGAATTGTAATCAATGATGGCTCGGTCAATCGAGTAATCCTAGGAAAGCTATCTTAATACCACCAAAAAAATAAAACTTGACATAAAACGTCCCCTTTGTTATAATTTCATCATAGGAGAACTTTAAATGAGCGCAGCAACTTACAACCTATTCATTGACCAAGGATCCGACTTTGCTATTGATTTGGTAGTTAAAGAAAACGGTACTGGTATGGATTTGACCAATTACCAAGGCCGAGGGCAGCTGCGCTCATCTCATACTTCTGATACAGTTGTAGGATATTTTAAAGTTACAAGACCCGACCCCGCGAATGGAGTTTTAAAAGTAGAAATTCCTAATGGAACATGGACAGATAGCTCCGTTAGCCCCGCTGTTCAGAGGGACGGGTCTACAAATATTCCTGCGGGACAGTATGTTTATGACTTAGAGATTTATACTCTTGCAGATGGAGTAGTAAAAAGACTTATGCAAGGTACTGCAACTATAAATCCTGAGGTAACTAGGTAATGACTGGAGTAACTGCGGGACCTACAACTATTGAAGTAACAGAAAATGTTACTACTATTACTGCGACAGGCGATCAGATTTCAATTGATTTAACTGATGATGTCACTACTATACAAGCATATAGTCTTGCTATACCTACTGCTTTGCCTGGAGGAATTGATGCTTCTGCAGTTACAGTTACTCCCTACAATACAATTACATCTAGCTATTTAGATGGTGCATTAAAGGAATTAGCAGATCAGAGTTTTCGTGGAAGTTCGACTCCCACTACAAATGTAGAAGAGGGCGATACTTGGTATGATACTCTAAATGATATTTTTTACGTTTACCGGACAATCAATGGTATCACAGATTGGTACCCCCTGCTTGCAACCCAAGTAGACAGTCGATTAGACGGAGGGGCCTTTTAAGGCTGCTGGAGACCATTTAAATGGCCACTACTCAAACTATTCAAATTAAGCGTAGTACAACTACAAATGCTCCTAGCTCTCTTGCTGCGGGCGAACTCGCATACTCAAGCGCCTCCGGTTACTTATATATTGGACACCCAGATGGAAGCACTGGACCAATTGCTATTGGTGGTGATTCTCAATTTGCACAAACGGTTGGCGGTGATACCAATGCAGATGTAAATTTCGATAAAAATGACCTTCTAGATATTGTTGGTGCTAGTGGAATTACTACTACTGTAAGCAAAGTTAGCAATACTGTAACTTTGTCTGTAGACCTAGATGATACCGCCACCGATATGACCACGACAAATGGAGGTACATACGGTTCTAGCACTGCTATTCCTGTAATTACAGTTGATAGACAGGGCCGACTTACTGCAGCAAGCACTCAAGCAATTTCCACCACTCTTACTATTCAAACGGATGATGCTGTAGATAATGGTGTCGCACTTGCTAGTGACAAGCTAAAGCTGCTTGGCGGTGATGGTATTGTTACAAGCAATAGTGGTGATGATGTAACTATTGCTCTTTCTTTGAACGAACTTACCGATACTGCACTCGATGTAGCAAATGATAGCATTGCGTTTATTGATGCAACTGATAATACGAATAAGAAAGAAGCGGTTGCAGATATAATTACTGCTATTGCAGGAGACGGTCTAGGAGCATCTGCAGGCGTTCTTGCTGTAAATGTAGATGATTCTTCAATTGAAATTGCTACAGACACTTTGCAGGTTAAAGCAGCGGGCATTACAAATGCAATGCTTGTAAATGATTCTTTAACAATTGGTTCTACAGAAATTGATCTTGGTACGACTGCCACAAGCATTGATGGGTTTGATACTTTACATGGTGTGGACGGTTCGGGCACAGATGCTGCTGGTAGCAATCTTACTTTTAAAGCGGGCGCGGGTACAGGTACAGGCGCTGGTGGTTCTATTCTTTTCCAAACTGCTGATGGTGCTGGGGTTTCTGGTACTGGAGTAAATTCATTTACAACTGCAATGACTATTGCAGATGATGGTGCAATTACAATTGCTGGCGATCTTACTGTAAATGGTACAACTACTACTGTTAATTCAAACACTGTAGAGATTGGCGATAATATTATTCTTCTGAATCGTGACGAAACTGGCACTCCTTCTCAAAATGCTGGTTTGGAAATCGAGCGAGGCACTGCCACTAATGTTTATCTGCGATGGAATGAGACTTCAGATATTTGGCAGGTATTTGAGCCCGACCCCAATAATAGCAATACTTTGACTACCGCGAATCTTCTGACTACAGTTAATTTTGAGACTCAAATTACTACACTCGACGGCGGTACATTCTAAATAAACAATATAATCCTTCGCGTATATACGCAGTTTTAAAGAGGGAGCCATATGGCACAGACGATTAAATTAAAGCGTTCTGGTACTCAGGGCGCGGCACCTACTACATCCAATTTAGAACTCGGCGAAGTTGCAATCAACACTTATGATGGCAAAATGTACATCAAGAAAAGTGTTGGCGGCACTGAGTCTATTGTAGAAATTGGGGGGGTTGGAGCAGGCTCAGTCTCTTATTTAGAAGCTGGAATGATTGAGTATGAGTATACTGCCACTTCCAGCCAAACTACTTTTTCTGGCTCTGATAATAACAGTGCGACTCTTTCCTATACAGCAAACTCTATACTTGTATTTCTAAATGGAGTACTTCAAGATGATGGAGTTGACTATACGGCGACAAATGGCACCTCTGTAGTATTTACTTCGGCTCTTGCTGCGAATGATGAGGTTCGTATAGTCGCAATTACAAATGTAACAACTAGCGGGAGTCTGCAAGACCCCACAAAGCTTGATGCAATTACTACTGTAAATGCTCAGGCTGCATATAGTCTTACTTTAAATTCGTCTGCATATACTCCCTCTTCTGAAAACGCTCTTATTGTATCTCTTAACGGCATAACTCAGGAGCCTGGTGACTCTTTTACAATTTCTGGCTCTACAATTACATTCAGTCCTGCACTCGTAACTGGTGATGTAGTCGATTATATCGTAGACATGGGTCGAGCTGTTACTATCGGTCAGTATGACTCTGATTTAGTGGTTACTGGTGATATAACTCCTGGTACTGATAGTACTTACGATTTAGGAGCTTCAGGTACAGAATGGGCAAATGTTTATGCGGATACGTTTACTGGAAACTTAACAGGAAATGTAACTGGCACAGTTTCAAGCTTATCAAATCATGATACAGATGATCTATCAGAAGGGTCTACAAATCTTTATTATACAGCAGAAAGAGTACAAGATGTTACAGGGGGACAATTAGTAACTAATGGAACTCATACTGGTATCTCTTTTAGTTACGATGATGCAAATGATGGTGCAATTGATGCAACTGTTAGTTTAGTAAGTTTCGATACAGATGATCTATCAGAAGGGTCTACAAATCTTTATTATACAGATGCGCGAGTAGATTCTCGACTTGCGAGTGGCAGTGTTGGAAATATTGTAACTACTGGATATTTAAGAGGCCCCTCTACATTTACTATCGACCCCGCTACTCATGGAGATAATACCGGAACTCTAGTAGTTGCCGGTAATCTGCAAGTTGATGGTACTACAACTACTATTAACTCTACTACAATGACGGTGGATGATTTAAATATTACTCTTGCAAGTGGCGCAGCAAATGCAGCCGCTGCAAATGGTGCTGGTATTACAGTTGATGGTGCTTCCGCTACGTTGACTTATAATTCAACATCAGACGCTTGGTCGTTTAATAAAGCTGTAACGGTAGGGAATCTTACCTCAACAGGCATCGACGATAACGCTACAAGCACTGCGATTACGATTGATTCTAGTGAGAACGTAGGTATTGGTACTACGAGTCCTGCCGCGCTGATTCATTTACAAGACGGCTCAACTGAAGATGTATCTGGCTCAAAGATACGCATGGACTTGTCTGGTATCAACCCTTATTGGGAATTACAAGCAAGAAATGGTGGCACTTCCGCAAATAGACAGCTTGGCTTCTACACGAATGCAACTAGCGGTGATGTTCTGACTTTGACGCAAGCAGGTAACGTAGGTATTGGTAC